CAATGCATCGTCTTTGTCTGCTCCTGTGTCAAGACAGATAAGATCTTCAAATGCATCGCCGCCGAAGTGCTGATGCAGATTTTCCCAACGCAGTTTTTTAGCATACGGGTCGGTGCTAAGACTAGTGATACAATCAAATGTATAGCCTGCATCTACAAGAGTTGCAACGCCGGTACGGCTGTCACGCAGCACTGGCAAACAGCACATCCAAGCACTTTCGTTGAATTCACGTACAATGTCGTGCTTGTCTTCTTTGGGAATACCGTATGCTTCGGCAAGGTTGTAGATACCGTGCTTGATCTTGGTGTATCCTTTTTTAATCATCCACTCATGGAATGGGCCTTCCCAGTCCAACAACACGCCGTCACAGTCCGTTAGAATCTTTTTCATGTTTCACCTTTGTTTCACAACTTACTATAGCAGTAACTTTAAGGTTTGTCAACCAACCTTGACCGTAGACTGACCTGTTACAACTGTAGTTGCTCCACATTTACGTAAATCACCATTTCGGTGTACAGGTGCACCGTAACAAAAAACAGTTCCGGATCCTTCGGCAGTGTCAGTTGGTGGCACAGGATGTAAGAAGCCATCTGGTTCTGCTGTGCTTTCGTGTACTATAATAGGTTTACCGTTTATTTTAACAGTTTGCGGACTAGAATCTCCGTCGGCATTTAACTCGCCGCCGCCGTGTGAATTTTGATCTCCTTCGACTGCCCACAACTCTGCCATAATAACTCCTTATATCATCTTAATGCCGCTGGTACTGCTGATATACTGCTTGGCCATTTCGCTGTCAGTCTTAGCAATAAAGATCACTGCATTTTTGTTAATCTCGATCTTGGAATCTGGATTAACTGTAAATGTGTAAGGACCTAGACCCAGTCCTTGCTGTGTTGCCATAATTGCCAATGGCTTGGACACCACATAGGTATTTGTTTTGGTTTCAACAAGTCTAGCAATCAGTTCATCGCCGTTGAATGTTTTAATAGTAACGGTATCGCCGTCCTTCATTGGTGCTTCAATAAGCATTAATCGTTTCTCCACATGTCATGATCTTCAAAGTATTTTTCCAGTGCGTCTGATCCGCCAATGTAATTTCCATGTAGGAAAATTTGTGGAACAGTTCTAGCATTAGGTGCTGCTTCTAACAACTGTTCCTTGGTCCAAGGCCCAGCAGTAATATTTCTTTCTTCGTAGCGTATACCTTTACCATCAAGCATACGCTTTGCTTTAACGCAATAGGGGCAGTTGTCCTTGCTCCATACAATAGTTTCGCTCATAATGATAATCCTTTAAATGTATCTGTGCCTACATCCTGTTTGATAGCGCCCACAGTGTATGAACTGATCTCAGTTTCTTGTGGCGCAACTTGAACTTCCGAACCGGAAATCCATTTTTGTGTCCACGGCAATGGATTGTTCTTTACAGTGTAAGGGCTCTTGAGACCAACCATGTTCATACGCTTGGTAGCAATCCACTCGATGTATTCAGTTAGCAGTTGAGTGTTGAGACCAATCATACTGCCACCTTTGAACAGATAGTCTGCCCAAGTTTTTTCTTGATCAACTGCATCAACAAACATCTTGATAGAATCTGCTTCTGTTTCTTTTGCAATCTTGGCGTAATCAGGATCGTCTTTTTGCAATAGTTTTAGCAGCATCTGCGTTGATGCAAGATGCAGGTTCTCATCACGTGCAATAAATTTGATGATTTTAGCATTGCCTTCCATCTTCTTCAGTTCAGCAAATGCCCACGAACAAGCAAAACTAACATAGAAGCGAACACCTTCTAGAATGTTAACACTCATCAGTGCAAGCCATAGTTTCTTCTTTAGTTCGTACAACTCAACTGCAACTTCTTTACCGTTAACTGTGTGAGTGCCTGCGCCAAGCAAATTATACCAAGTTGCAAGTTCAATCAGTTCGTCATAATTTTTGCTGATATCTTCTGCACAATCGATAATTTCTTCAATGTCCATCATCTCGTCAAAGATCTTGCTCGGATTGGCATAGACGTTGCGAATGATGTGTGTATAACTGCGGCTGTGAATTGATTCAGAAAATGTCCAAGTCAGGATCCAGTTTTCAAGTTCTGGCAAACTTACAATAGGACTAAATGCTTCTACAGGAGCACGACCTTGTACACTATCAAGTAGAATTTGACGCTTTAGATTGCTGGTAAAAATATGTTGTTCATGTGCTGTTAGAGCCTTGAAGTCTGTTGCGTCTTTGTAAACGTCGATCTCTTCAGGACGCCAAAAGAAACCAAGTTGTTTATCAGTGAGTTGATCAAACTGTTTGTACTTCAGCGTGTCATAACGCTGGATAGTAGGACCACCTGTTGGGTCGAGAAATGCCATTACCTGTGTATGATCTGCACGGTTTTCTAAATCAAATACGCTGCTCATTTTTATCCTTTGTTAAATGCTATAAGAGTGTAACAGAGCCCTCGGGCTCTGTCAATTAAATTGTGCAACTTTCACAAGCGGCTTCGTCACTGATTTGTATTTCGGGCTCAAATGCGTCTTCTTTGACCATCTTGGCTACGTCTAGTTCGCCAGCGCCGTCGTTGGTGTTGAAGTAATACAACTGCTTGCCGCCGTATTTGTAGAACATTACCATGTGCTGTAGCATCACACTCATAGGAATCTTTTCATCTTCAAAGTAGATTGGATTGTAACTGGTATTAACACTAATGCCTTGGTCAATGTATTTTTGCAACACTGACATGATCTTTAGATAACCTTCTGGTGACTTTTGATCCCATAGTAGATCGTACTTGTTCTTTAGACGCTTGTATTCAGGAACAACCTGCTTTAGTACGCCGTGCTTGCTTTGCTTAACACTGATATATGCACGTGGCGGCTCAATTCCGTTTGTAGCATTTGCAATCTGTGCTGAAGTTTCGCTGGGCATCAATGCCATCAGTGTACTGTTGCGAATGCCAGTTTCTTTCAACTGTTTGCGAAGTTCTGCCCAGTCCATGCGTTCAACGTGTGGCACAAGATCGTCAACATCCTTCTTGTAGGTTTGGTTAGGTGTGATGCCGTGTCCGTACTTGGTTTCTAAGTTGCCGCTAGGGGCACCCTGTTCCGTTGCTAGATCAGCACTGGCTTTAATCAAATAGTAACTCCAGGCTTCTGCCCACTCGTCAATCAGTGCAAGTCCTTCTGCATCTATATGTTGATAACTAAGTCCATGCTTGGCCATCCAGTATGCAAAGTTGATAATGCCAACACCTAGCGGACGGCGCTTTTCAGTTGACAATCTTGCTGCAAGAACTGGATAGTCTTGATAGGATAGCAGTGCATCAAGACCTCTAACTGCCAGTGTGCAGACACGCTTGAAGTCTGCAGGTGTACGAATGTTACCCCAATTAATGGCGGAAAGGGTGCAAAGGCTGATTTCACCTTCCGCATCGTTTAGATCACTTAATGGCTTGGTTGGCAAGTCAATTTCTGCACAGAGATTGCTTTGACGAATAGGTGCAAGTTCAGGCAAGAAACTGCCGTGATCGTTTGCATTGTCCACGTTTTGTAAATAGATACGGCCTGTTGATTTGCGCTCTTCCATGAATGAGCCAAATATTTCAAGTGCTGTTACAGTTTTTTTACGTATCTTTGGATTGCGTTCTGCTGCTTCATACAGTTCTCTAAACCGTGCTTGATCTGCAAAGAACGCATCATACAAGCCAGGAACATCGCTTGGAGAAAACAGAGTAATATTACCGCCGGTGATTAGGCGTTCGTACATCAGTTTATTAAACTGTACACCGTAGTCCATGTGGCGTACACGAGTTTCTTCTGTGCCCTTGTTATTCTTTAGAACCAGCAGTTCTTCTACTTCGAGATGCCACAGTGGATAGTAGATAGTTGCTGCACCACCTCTGACGCCACCTTGGCTGCAACTTTTAACGGCTGCTTGGAACATTTTATAGAAAGGAATAATGCCTGTGTGATATGCATCGCCTCTGCGAACTGGCGAACCAATAGCACGTATCTTGCCGCCGCCGATGCCAATGCCTGCTTTTTGACTTACATATTTAACAATGGCACTGGTAGTAGCATTGATACTGTCGAGGCTATCATCAGACTCAATAAGGACACAACTACTAAACTGTCTTTGCGGAGTACGAACACCGGCCATAACAGGAGTAGGTAGGCTAATGTCGTGAAGACTAATAGCATCATAATAATCTTTGACCCATTGTAGTCTTGTTTCTTTTGAATAACTCTGGAACAGTGTTGCAGCAATTAAAATATAGCACATCTGCGGAGTTTCGAATATCTCGCCGGATACACGATTCTGTACTAGGTACTTGCCTCTTAGTTGTTCCATTGCAACGTAGGTTAGGTCCTCGTCTCTGTCGTGTTTGACGAAACTGTTGATTTTCTCCCATTCGTCTTCGTTGTAGTAGTTGATTAGATCAGGATCATAAAAGCCGTTTTCAATGTTACGAATTACTAGTTCTTTAACTGTGCAAGGTGTGTATTGTCCGTATACTTCTTTGCGTAAACCATAGTTGATTAGTCTGCCACCTACATATTGATAATTTGGAGTTTCTTCTGAGATAAGATCTGCTGCTGCCTTGATTAATGTTTCTTGAATGTCGTCGGTCTTGATGCCGTTATAGAATTGGATTTGACTCTTGATTTCTACTTCGCTTGGACTAACCCCTGTGATGCCTTCGCAGGCATGAAATACTACTTTGTGTAACTTTTCTATGTCAAGGGGTTCTTTTTTCCCATTGCGTTTCGTAACTTGAATCATTTTTTATTGTTTCCTCTTTATCAAATGTTTAGGTTTGGACAGATATTTATTGCAAGGGTGGCAAGCAATATTTTTTCTCGATCTTTAAATTTTTGGGTATAGATTCAGCATCTACCGCTCTATCTCTAAGATAGCCAATTACGTCGTTGTCAATATAAAGCAGGTATTTCACTTCTGACATTTCCTTATTGGTACAGATATGTATCTCAAACTGACACTGGGAAAAGCGTGTAGTTAACTGCAAACTATAGGCAATACCTAATAAACATGCAAACTCGCAGTAGGTATTTTCATAGATTAGAGTCCAAGGATCCAACCACGATTCTTCGTCGTAGGGATCAACGGATATGGTCACCAACGGTGCTCGATTATAAAAATCAATAGCATCTTGCAACGGTGTGTGAGAAGTTTCCAGTTGACTTCTAAGATCAACCCAGGCTCTTAACCTGTCTTCGTATTTTTTATCAAACATATGTTATGACTTGACTCTTATTGTGTAATAAAGATTGTCGTTGCTTACCGGAATACTATTAACTGCCGATAAGTTAACGATAGTAGTAGTTGCTGCACTAGGTACTGTAACAGTTTCTAAAGCGGCAGAGAACACCAACGATGATGCATAACCGCTGTCGCCCATGAAATTATAATTGTCGTTTAAAACTACGCTGTTATTGGATAGATTAATTACCAACTCAATTGTACCTTCTCTAACAATGTCTTCTGAGTCTTCTGTATACACATAGTCAACAAAGATTGTTCCATTGTCTACCACAGGAAACTTTAGTATTGACGTGCTTGTTGCTAGCAAACCAATTGTAGTATTGTTACCGTAGAGATTGCTGTAGTTTATTCTACCTAGTACTTCAGGAGTATAAAACTTTGTAGCAGCACTATCAGCAGGACCTGCTACGGTTTTATTTTGTGTGCGTTCAAAGAAGTCTGAACTACTCAAGTTTGTGTCTGTGGTAAATCTAATCACAGGCGATCTTGAAGTGTTGGCTTGATCATTACCTACGTTAAAGAATTTATTATTAGTACTTAGATTGTAGTTGCCTTCTCTGACGAAGATAGCTTCTTCGTCAATTCTATCAAAGAAAGAACCTTCAATCAAATTGTAGGATGGGCCGTCTGACATACCCAACAATCCAATTGAAGTATCTGTTCCGAAAGCGATTCCTTTGAGCATTGATTCTAAACGTAAATTTCTAAATGTATTATTTTTAATGTAGTAATCACTATAAATGCCGTAGTTGAAATTGTCAATCTCTATTCCATCAAATACGTTATTTTCTGATAGTTTTACATCAGAGTAAGAAATAATATCAATTGCTCTATGTATATCTGCTACATCACCAAATGTCCAAAAACCTTTGATTTTCAAATTCTTAAAAATGCTGCGTTGGCACGAGTCTACAATCATACCTTTTTTAGTTAAACTGTTTACTTCGATTGAGCAATCAGAAATTTCTACATACTTGGCTAGATACTCATCACTAACTTCGTCAATTGTTTCAGTTGGGTCCGCAGGATTGTAGTGTACAGTTTTAAATACGTCTGCGGTGCTGGATCTAAATATTGTTTTTTCTTTGCCTGCACCTCTGATAACAGCATACGGAGGTACTTCAATAGTACTGGATACCACATATACACCTGCTGGAAACCAAAGTATAACTCTATTCTCTGTACTGCTGTTTAAAAATAGAGTATCAATGGCCAATTGTATTTCGTCTGTTTGATCTGATCCATTGCCAGTTGCACCAAAAGAAAACACACTAACAGTTTCGTCTAGTCTGTCTTGTAGACTTCTTGATACTGGAACATTTATACCCCAAATGTTGTTATCGGATTTGTATGAGTACTGATCTGCTAGTTCAAATATGTTGCTGTGTTCAGTTAATAGTTCGGTATTGCCCACATATGGAGCACCTTCACTGACTGCACCATTACCAATGTATAGACGTTGGTTGTCAATGCTCCATGCAATTTCACCAGATGCTAGTTGTGGTGGGTTACCTCTACCTCTACGGTGCTGAATTCGGCTGATTTGAACAATTGCCACGATCGTTACTCCTACGCTTTTTATTATTTAGCGTACTTTTCGTAATAGGAGTATACTCGATCCCACCATCGGTTTGACCACTCGTCAAACTCGTCCGGCCACAAGTCAAATTGCAAATACTGCTCGTCTCTGGTACACATGAACACATGACCTTCACGTATATTAGTCCCGTGTATTTCGTTGTGAGCAAGTGCATATGCCGTCATTTGAAGATAGTAGTCTTCAATCCACTCTTTCTTCTTAACTTTGTTGCTTTGTTTAAAGTCCATAATACAGGCATTGCCTTTGTATACACCAACCAAGTCAGTTGTTCCTGCATACAAACTTGGCATGTACAGAGGCACTTCGCTGCCCCATATTTCAGTTACATCATCCAGTGCATGAACTCGTATACGAGTAGCCATTGCGTGTGCTTTTTGTGCATACGGATTTGTTCCTGCCGATGGCCACTCACCTGTAGCAATATAGTCTTCGAGATACTTGTGCATACGAGTTCCTACGCCCGCAGCCTCTGTGGTAATTTCTTTTGCTTTGGTCTCACCTACCCGTTTGCGCCATTCAATCAAGTGTGTTTGATCTTTGGTTTCGCCAAGGATAGTAGTAACGCTGGCAACAGCACTACCGTCAGGAGTCAAGTATCTTCGTTTGCCTTCTACTTCTGTTCTAGGAATCTTTGTGTATTCAAACTTATTAACTATTAGTGTCACTATCAGATCCCCAGTTAGTGACTTCGGCAATGTCTTCGTCGTAATACGGGCTCATCATATAAGGAGCAACATTGCTATATGGGTCGTCGAAACCTTCTATTTCATTTACTTCTGGGACTAGATTGGTTAATAGATTTTTAATACCAAATTGAAGTGTTGCTGTGCTACCTGAGCAACCAGAACATGCACCACTCATTTCTAGTTTCACTCGGCCGTTGTCGTACTCTACAAAACGAACTTCGCCGCCGTGTTGTTCCACATATGGTTGTACATACTCATTTAAAATTTGTTTGATGTTTTCACTAATTACTTCTTTTGTTCTTTCAGTCATGGGTCTCTCCAGTTTGACTTAATATAACATTTTTTTCTAAAGAAGTCAAGAGCCTATTTTGGTAGCACGTTTGGCCATTTGGCCAACGACATCTTTTTTAGACGCAGTACCACCGCCAACATCATCAAGTTCACGTGTCTTTAGTGTAATAGAATCTTGATTGAAATCTTTTATTAGACCACGGATCTTGTCATCTGAGTCATATGCTGCTTTGAACACATCGTAAGAGAACTGTTGTCCGCCTACGTTTTGCATATATCTATCTAATTGTTGGATGTTAAATTTTGTTAACCCTTTGTTTTTCAAAAGGGTTAACACCTGATACAACTTGTCTGTATCGATATTCTCAGTTACTTTTTTTTTGAAAGGATACTTGCTAAACGAGTTGGGTTAACAGTTTCGTTTGCTTTGACACGTCCAAGAATCTTACTCATGTTGTAACTTTTTGATTCCCGCTTGGCACGACCTGCTGGCTCTTCACCGCCGGTTGCTGGCTCTGCTGCACCGAACTCGTCATCTGCAGGTTCATCCATGTCCATGCCTGCATCCATGTCGTCTGTGGGCATCTCGTCGTCCACAGTTGGTTCCATGCTCATGTCCATGTCATCTTCTCCGCCCATTGGCATTGGACCACCTTCGCCTGTTAGTGTGCCAACACCGCCAGTTAGTGCTGTGCGAGTTGATTCCAATGCAGCATAAAGGCTTTCCAGTGCAGGTCTAACTGCATTGGTGAAACTGTCTGCTGACTCTTGACCCATTTCGTCACGAATAGCGTCTGCAAGTTCTAACATGCTTTCTGTTTGCATTTCTGCTGTATCTTCCATCCAACTGGTGATACGATCGACCATTTCTTTTGCAGCCATGACCAATTCGGCTGTGTCCTCTGCGCCCTCACGCAATGTGCTTTCTTCTAATGATTCGTCATCCACATGTCCACGTTCACTGATTGCTGCATTTAATACATCTAACATTAGTTTTGACTTTTGATAAGTTTCGTTGTGTACTGAATCAAATGATTCATTGGTTTCAACTTGACTTAACTGTGTACGTATTCTGTTACGAACATCTTGAAGTTGCTCTAGCGTGAAACGCTCTAGATTGATTTTTTGTCCAAAACGTGCGGCTAGGCTTTCGTTTAATGACTTGGCAGTGACTGGTTTTGCGAATTCTCTAAGTTGCATAGTTGGGTTTCCTATAATGCTTTATTTTTATTTATCTAATGTCGGAAAGAATGAACCCGTCTAGAACACGTTTTGCATTATCGATCTTGTCTGTGGATATCTCCAGCAGAGATTCCATTGCCACACGTCGTGGATGGTTTTCTGTGGTTTCAATAATATGATTATAAAATTGACTATCGTTATAGTTTTTCTCTATCACTCGATCGTAGTGCATTAATCCACGCCAGGGCTTTGATTTAGCATATGCCTTTGCAACTGCAACGGCACCGATCTTACTAAAGGTTGTAGTAACAGTTTTGTTGTTTTTTGTATCAACCAAAATGTACCCATGCGTTTTGCTAGGTCTAATAAGAATACTGTCAATACGAATAGTATTACCTTTGTGTTCTGGTATTAAGTAATCTTTGATTTTAAATTCTATAAGATTTTCTAGTTCTGAAACAGCCTGTTCAAGATTTTTCATTTGGAAGTACCACCATTGATCCTTTATGATACACCTTGGAAAGAAGACTTTTGCGTATTAAGTTTTCGATAACGAACTTTTCTCTTTCGGTGAATGTCTCAATATAGCACGGAGATTTTATCTTGTCAAGCATTGAACGTTCTTCATTGCTGGTATGAATATCAAAATCTTTTAATAATTCGTTTAATTTCATATTGCTATCGACCTTTTTAGATCTTGCTTCTTATAAACGACTTTTTTAGGTGCAGTTGGGTCTTTTAGTGCGTCAGGGTTTTCGATTTCTACATCGTCACCTTGTACTTTGGTTACTTTATAATTTTGTACGCCACCTTTGGCTGTGTTGGGCAGTGGAATTTGTTTACCCGGTTGAATCAATTTATCTTTTGCTTGTTCAATATCGCGATTTTGTGCTTGATTGGGCTGTTGAGGAGGATTAGAAACTGTGGTGGATCCTGTGCTGCCCAAGGCTTGCCCTACTTTAGATGTTGTTGAACCCACTGCCTTTGCTACCTGCCCGCCGATCTTTGATGCTGCGCCAACAGCCTTAGCACCTAGTTTAGCACCTGCTGCTAAACCTCTTGCAGCACCGATTACCAATGGGAGTATTTCGTCTAGTTTTGTATCTTCTTTGATAAACTCGTCGGCTCTCATTTGCGAAGTTTCCTTTTGTACTTTGGTCTTGGCTTGTTAAGTTTTTTAATTCTTTTGCTGGTAGGATGTTTTAATCTAGAAATCTGTTTAATTGCTTGTGCTTTGCCCTTGGTTCTACGTGTCTTTTTAAGAGTAGCACTCTTGCTCATAGATACTGCTGTGTTGCAGGTAGCAGGTTTTGCCACCACACGGCCTTTTTTCTTACCATCTGTGCAACGATAACGACGTACAACGCCCTTCTTACCGCGACCCCAAACTGGCTTCCATCCTTCTACGATCTCTTCTACTAACATTATCTATTCATAGCCTTTAATCTACGACTTGCTGGATTGACACGTTTGGTTCGTTTTGCCTTGCGACTCATACGACCACCAATCTTTTGTTTTAGTCTTTTGAAACGCATACTCTGTTTGATGTCAATTGGTGCATAGCATTGTGCCATCTTGGCCACAACTCTACCGTGTCTACGACCGCCAGTGCAACGGTACTTGCGAACCACGTTTGTACCGCGGCGCCCCCACACTTGCTTTTCATCTAGTTCTATGTCAAATAATTCACGTAATAACATAAAGTTATTTATCGTGATTTAAAATTGTGTGATCATTACTATAATAGTAGAAAGCAGGCCCGCTACAATGCTGCCTGCTGCACCCACAATAACTTTAATAAGACTGTCGTTGCCGTTCTTCATATCAAGGGCAATGCTGTCTAGTTTGTCTTCAACTTTGGTTAAACGCTGATCAAGTTGAGCATATCTTATGGCGCACAGGTCCACGTGTGCTTCTAGACTCTCTTTTTCAAGATCTGTTGATTGTGCGATAGTCATCATATTCTCCGTTAAACGATAGGAAATAGCCTTTTCGATGTGATGCCTATGATGCCTTTTTAATATTTATGAGATCAGTTGAAATCTTCTAGTTTAACAAACACAATGTTTTTATGTTCTGCAGACGTTGTTATAAAGGCTGCATCAGTGAAGTTGATGGTTTCATCAAGACTGTCAATGATAGGAACGTAATTAAAATCATGTACAAGATAGTCCAAGTTGTGTTGTTCATCGGATTCAAATCCAAAGTTCAGTTTCCATATACGTTGCTTGCCAGTGTACTTGGATCCAAAACCCAAATCTTTTATCAACTTCTCTTCTGAGGTTGGTGCTGAATTGATAACAGGATTTGCTCTTAAACTTATAGTTTGTAATGCTGTAAGATAGTTTTGTTGTTGCTTTTGCAGATAAGGATCGTCGCCGCGTCTTGCATTTGTTCTAGTTATATCAACAAGTGTTAGTAATTGGAATCTCATAACGTACTTATCAGCCATAAAAAAAGGGTCCGCAAAACGCGAACCCTTTCAAATAGTTATTCAACTATTAGAGAGCTGGTTGAAATACTGCTTCAACAGTTACAGTAGCACCAGTTCCTGCTGCTGCGTCAGTGGTATCGAAAGTACCAGTACCTTGTACACGGAAGTATACAATGTCAGTTGTACCGCTTACAAACGCTGAACCGTTGGCAGTACCAAAACCTGCTACAGTGAAAGCATCGCCAGTGTTAGATGGTAGAACACCACTAGCACCACCTGCTTGAGTGATTGCATTGTAGAAAGCAAGTAGGTTAGCATTGGTCATGTTTGTTAGAGCAAACTTGACAATGAGTTCACGACCTGCGTCTGATGTGTTAATTACGAATTTGTTGTAGTTGGCACCAACTGTTGTTGCACCAACTGCTAAACTTGTTACGTCTGCCATTTTAAATCTCCTTATACTCTATGGCTACAAATCTACGCTCCGTAGATGTTGTTATTATTATTTAGCACGGAGATAGAAATACGGGGTAATATGGTGTAAAAACGAGATTGATCAGTTTGGTGTCCAGCGATGTCTTGGAACCAACTTAACCTTACTACCAGTTGATACATAGCCTTCGCCACCTGCTTCATCACCAGTTGATGCTCGTACATCAGCAGGAGCAGAATCCAGTTGATCAATCAAATGATTCTTTGCTGCTTGAATTCTACCTACCAATTTAAAGATAGCAGTCAATCCGTCAGCATTGTTTTTGTGCATATCAAATATCTTGAGTTGCTTGGGTTGACTTATCTTGCTGGTTTTGAGCCAATTGAAAAAGCCGTTTGGATTAACTTGATTCAGTTGTTTTGCTTTTGCCATTTGATTAACAAAAGTGTAGATGATGTTTTTAAGATCACTCAATCCAGCCTGCGGTGCTAGGAAACTGTCAATGATTCTGCTGTTTGCTTTTGCAAACTTTCTAATACTATCAGTTTCGCTGTTGTCAATCTTGGGCTGGTGAGTTACGTAAGTCTGTCCTAAAACAACCACATCTCGACTGTTTAGGTTTGATACATCCTCTATAGGAGTACCATCCTTCTGTCCAAATGCAGAGTATTTGCTATGCACCACTACACCAATCTTACTAGCGCCGATTCGCTTGCCGATTTCGCTATTAGGGTCAACGGTGTAGGTAACTTTGTTAGGGGTAAATGTGTAGCCTTGTTCTGTTTTTTGTACTGGTTTGCCTGGATGATACAGTAAGTCTCCAAACAAGTATCCTTCGAAGTTCTTGGGAAAACTTGCTTGTACAGTTCGGAATATCTCCGCCATGTCATTGCCAAACTGTTCTCTCCAGTCTTCGCCTTTGCCTGTGCTTTTAATAAAGTTTGCAAGGTCTTCTGGGCTGGTGCTTTGATTGCGTCCCCAGCCGTTCTTGCCTGTTAATACAAATGTTCCGTCCGGCTCTCTACCAAAGTAGACAGTAGGATTGCCGTCCCACTTGATAGAAATAGATTCAGTGCCGCCAGCCATGCGATCCAGTATGTCTGCTGCTTCTATTGCACCAGCAGCACCATCTACAAATACAAGATCTTCCAAGTGTTGATATTCTCTACCAACCTTGGCTTCTTCGTTGATACTTTCGTTTTTCTTTCTTCCAGCACAATGAGCACGTTGACTAAAACCTTTTGGGTTGCTGCAATCGATGCTGCGTTTATACTTTTGGCTCCACGCTTCTGTTACTATCTCTTGATATCTCATTGCATCAACCTTGCCGTTAATTCCTTAATTCTATTAAGGTGCTTGTCATCTAAAGTTTCCGTAGGCTGTACTTCTTTCCATGCTGGATCGGCTCTTAGACCAGATAAGAATTGATCTCCGTTAGGACCAAGTGCTGCAACAATGGCTTCTACTGAACCTAGGTCTTTTGCAGATGCATTTGGTCCTATCAGTATCTTGGCAATTTCATCTATGTCTGTTGATACTATACTATCATCTGCTCTGTTTAGCAACCCCTTAAACGCACTCCACTTCATGTCTTTTTCTTTGGCCAATTTAGCCATTGCTAACTGCTTGTTCAATCCTTTATACGGACTGCCTTTAGGAATATTGTGTATGTGAAATTTACTAACTGCTTCGCTGTTGGGTACTAACATCAAGTCAACTTGATGAGCAGTATTGCCAGCCGGAACTTTTACGTGTACGTTTATGCCAATAACTTTTGTTTCGAAACCTGCACGTTTGAATAAGTCTTCTAGTGCTTTTTTGGTGGGTAGAGGCTTGTCTGTGCCCAATGCTGTCATTACAGCATCCTGATCTACAATAATATCTAAATCGCCACTCTTCTTTCCAGGTGTTGGTGTGGCTCCAGAACCAATTGGATAACCTTTGATCTTTATATTGTCTAGAACTGAGTTAACGGCCTTTGTTAGTTGCGGAATAACTGCATGATCAAAGTCTGATGTTCCGTCAAAAACATTGCCACCTTCGTTGAGTTTCATTTCTTTTTACTTTCGATGATCTTGTCCACTCCGGTCTTGAACTTTTGTGGATTGGCACTGCGAATAGCATTGATAAATCTACGTTCTAGATCTACGGCAGTGTCTTCTGGATAACTCTCGTGTATTTTTGTTAATAAATTGATTGCTGATTCTATAATATTATTGCCAGTTGTCTGAATAAATGCATCAGCATAGTCCTTGCGGCCTACACTGGATAGTTCTTCTAAAATACCACGAGTTCTTTTTTTCATTTTATCGATCCTTGTAGTATTTAGTTACCTTTGCATATAAATATCTAGATAAGTGAGGGCAAACTATGTGGGAAATAATTGATAAAATGTTTGGCGATACATTGTGGATTTACACAAGTATTGCTGGTAGTATTATAGGTGCAATAGTACTTGCATATCTAAGCACTACTAGAATCGGATTGTGGGGTTATGCACACTTTGATCGTATTGTGGATTATCTAGTAGAACACTGGGGATTAAAATGGTTAGAACAACCAGAAGACGCATGGCGAAAAAAATATCCAAAAATAACAGCTAAAATTGACGCAATTGAACAGCGTCTAGATCAACTTGAGGGCAAAAAAAATGATAAAGGATCTAAATTTTAAAGAGCGTAGCCTCTTATTCGCTAGACTATCTGCCATTGCATATGGCAATCTCAAAGAAGTAAAAAAGCAAGCCAAAGAATTGGGCTTCACTACTGTAGAATTTTACAATAAAGACGGCGCACAAGCCTACCGTTTCCAAAACAAAAATGATCTAGTTATTGCATGTAGAGGTACAGAACCCACTTGCTTCAACGACATCAAAGCAGATTTAAAAGCAATACCTGTTATAGCAGAAACAGTCAGTCGTGTACACAGAGGATTCAAACGAGAAGTTGACGATCTTTGGCCTATGGTTGTCGAAGACCTATCGGCCAAACGTGCCGAGCAATCGCTTTGGTTCACTGGACACAGTCTTGGTGCTGCAATGGCAACCATTATGGCCAGCCGTTGTTTGTATTGCGAGGAACTACCTGATCCTGTAGAACTCTACACATTTGGTTCACCGCGTGTAGGTTGGAAGGGTTATGTTGTTCATCTTGGTGTCGAACATCACCGTTGGGTAAACAACAATGATGTTGTTACTCGTGTACCATTAAATATCATGGGCTATCGTCATCACGGTACAGAACACTATATGAACGCCTATGGACAGGTACGAAAGAACACAGGATGGCAGCGTGTAAAGGATCGTTGGCGCGGTATGTGGATGGGTATTAAGAAAGGTAGTATTGATAACTTTTCAGATCACTCAATGTCAAACTATATTGCCAATATAGAAGCATGGAACAAGGAGCAGGATTAATCCTGCTCCTTGAGTATTTCGATTACTTGTTAGCCCACTCTGCTTGAGTTGCTGCAAGTTCTGGATCTGGAACAAGACCGTATTGTGCTAGAGCACCGTCTGAGCCTGCCATTTCATCACTTACGAAGAATTGTACGTATTCTTTCAGTCCTGGGATTACTTCAAGGTGTGCATCCTTGACATAGAAGTAAAGCGGACGGCTGATTGGATAATCGCCACTTGAGATTGTTTCTACGCTGGGGAATACGCCGCTTACTGTAGCAACTTCTAGCTTGTCAGTGTTGTTCTGATAGAAACTAAGACCAAACACACCCAGTGCTGTATTATTCGCTGCAAGACGTGCAAGTGTCTCAGTGTAGTCGCCGTCGATATCAATTGCTGCGCCATCAGTGCGAACCTTAACACAAGCCTTCTTCTGATCGTCGTCTAGTTTTTCAACACCTAGTGCTTCTTTACAACCTGCTTCCATAACCTTTACATCAAACACTTCTCTAGTGCCGTGCTTGGTACCTGGAATATAAGCAAGAATCTCTACCGCTGGTAGAGCAGGATCAACATCACTCCATAGTTTTGCAGTGCTGTCTGCGTGTAGTGCAGTGTACAGTTGAACTACAGTCAAGTCATCAATGTTGAGTTGATCAATGTTAGATGCAAATACAATGCCATCGTAACCAATTCTAACTTCTGTAATAGGACCAACAACTTCTTCGCACTTGGCCCATTCTTCTTCTTTCATCTTTGAACTGCTGTTTGCAATGTCAACAGTGTTTTCACCAACGCCTTCGCATAATTTCTTACGGCCAGCGCCTGAACCACCGCCTTCAACTACTGGCGACGGAAATTCAAAATTTTCTCCAAATGCTTCAGCAACAATGGTTGCATATGGTAGAACTGTAGATGAACCAGTAACTTGAACATTGTCTCTTGCAAGTGCTGGTGTGGATAGTACTAGGGCTGCAACGGCAGCGATAGCAAATGAACGCATATATGTCTCCTTCTGTGCGTATAGTGCATAGGTCTCTCCTATACAAAACTATATAGTCGTTAGTATAACAAAAAATTGTAACAGATTTATGAAATTCTACTGTTGTTACAAAAATTTCATATTTCTAGGTATGCACGAACTGCATATCGGAATTGCACAAATCACGCTTGATTTTGTCAAGTATTAGCACTAAATATGTAAGATACAGAAACACAGGAAGAGAAAAATGTTAACACTAAAACTATTTGACGGTTGGGTTCGTAGCCTTGCTCCACGTCCAGCAGACAAAGACCTAGAAACTTGGGCTCGTATAGAATACAAAAAAGATTCTACATTTGCCTATCATCATATGAAAGAATTTGGCGTGGCTCCTAGTATGGGAGCAACAGAATGATCGCAAAATTTAAAACTTGGCTTGTTCGTCATAAAACCTATAAGCAAACTCTAAGAGAGTTAAATTCGCTTAACTATCATCAGTTAC